CAACACCGCCTCCCGCTGGAACAAGGCGCTCCTCGACAACTCCGCCCGCCCCTCCGGCGCTCTCGTCTACACCGCCCGCGACGGCAACCTCTCCCCCGACCAGTTCGACCGCCTGAAAGCCGAGCTGGAGCAAGGCTTCCAAGGCGCCGCCCACAGCTTGCCCCCGCGCAGGCGGGGGCCGGCCGCCCGCTGCTCCTGGAAGGCGGCCTCGACTGGAAATCCATGAGCCTCAGGACGCGGTGTCAGACCCTCCGGGTCTGACACCATCGCTCGATGACCTCACCGCAAGCCGGCCAGGATGACGGAGCGTCGGCGGTAGAGTAGAATGGGGGTTCTGACGGGCCGATGTCACTTCTTGTTGCGGAGTATCGCATGCCCCGTTTGCCGTGGACCCTTCGGTTCTCATTTGTGGGCTTGGTGATGTTGCACGCGAGTTCGACAGGCGCCACGGCCGAGATGGAGCTGGCATTCGCCGAGGGATTGGCGCGCATCAAAATACCAGCCACTGGAATTCGCAACATTGAGGCAGTAGTGTCCTCTCCCAGGCTTGCACCGCAAATCGATATCTTCGTGGTCGAGATTTGCGTCTCAAGATACTATGCGGCGAAGATATGCAACTTGACGCGCAGGTTTATCGGCAAACCGATGGAAATTAAGGTTGGTTGTGAGCTAGTTGCCATCCCAATAGTTCGCGAGCCTTTATGCAGCAGGAACCGTTTCGATCTCACCGCAACAGATCTCCCAGAGGCAGAGCATTTGGTCGGGAAGCTGCGGGACGGATCCCGTACAAGCTGCTCCACCACGTCCTGATTATGTCATCATGGGCTCGCGGAGCTTCGCTCCTATGGCGCTACCGCGGTTTCAGGTTACAAAGATAGCGGCGCTGGCCTTTATCCTCTGCCTGCCTACGGGTGCAGCGATGGCTCGCGACAATGCAGGGATCTACTTCTATGGCCCGCCGCCTTCGGTGGAACGGGTGACGGCAGCCGCACCGGGCGCCAGCACCGCGGCACGGCTCGAAGGTGATCGCACCCGGATCACCGTCGCGTGGCCGGATGTGACGCTCGTGATCACCATCGATCCCGCCTGGAATCGTGACGTGCAGCTGCTTGGCATGCGCAACTGGATCGGCCAGTTCGGCCCCGTGCACCGCAACACCCCTTCGGCAAAAGCGCTGCTCGCCAATTTGGACCGCACCACGACGTGCTATGGCTCCGTCATCACGCCGGCTTTCGATGCGGAAGGCAAGGTCGCCGCCGCGCTCTTGCGGTTGCTGAAGCCAGGGGGCGGCATGCCCGGTGATCCAAAGCGCCTCGGTCCACGCCACGAGCCGCCTACACGACCCTGAACTCCCGCCCCGGATGCCCCTAAAAAAGAAGCTGGGCCAGGCGGTGGCCCGTCGGGAATGGGGACACCGGAGCCACCAACTCGACCTTCCCTGACCACCGCAACTGTCATCCCGGAATTTCGCGCCTGCCCTCGGGCTTGCTTGCACTCGGGCTTGTTCCGAGTGTCCCGGGCGTCAGCGAAATATCCGGGACCCCGAGCCACGACCTCGGCTCGTCCCGACACCATCGGTCGCTAGCGGCCCTCCGCGCGCCCCGCAAGGGAAACCTATCCCCATGCCCATCACCACCCCCGCCGCCCCCGAGCTCAAGTTCACCCCCCTGGACTTCAAGGCCGTCGCTGCCGACGGCGCCTTCGAGGGCTACGCGAGCCTCTTCGACAAGGAGGACCTGGGCCACGACGTCGTCGTTCCCGGCGCCTTCCGCGACACCCTCGCGGCGCGCGGCCCCACCGGCGTCAAGATGCTGTTCCAGCACAACCCCTCCGAGCCGATCGGCATCTGGGACACCCTGAAAGAGGACACCCGCGGCCTTTACGTGCGCGGCCGTCTGATGCCGGAGGTCGCCCGCGCCCGCGAGGTGCTTGCCCTGATGCGCGCCGGCGCGCTCGACGGTCTGTCGATCGGCTTTCGCGCCATCAAAGGCCGGCGCGACGCGCGCACCGGGGTGCGTCGCCTGGAAAAAGTCGACCTGTGGGAGATCTCCGTCGTCACCTTCCCGCTGCTGCCGGAAGCGCGCGTCGCCCACGTCAAGGCGCGCTCCTTCGCGCACCGGCCGCCCACGGAACGAGAATTCGAGCGCTGGCTCACGCAGGACGCTGGGCTGACGCGCTCCGAGGCCCGGGCGGTCATCCGCCATGGCCTCAAGGGCCTCACCACGCAGGACGCTGCTCGAGGCCGCCCCCCGCCCCGCCGCCTCATCGACCAGATCGAAGAAGCGACGCGGCTCCTGCGTAGGTTGGGTTAGGGCGAAGCCCGTAACCCAACACCTCTGAAGCTGGCGGACACGTGCTCGGCGAACAGCCGTGAAGTCGTGAGATGGTGAGATCGTGAGGTGGTGAGATTTTTCGCTCTCCATTTGACGGTTGCCCGACTTCACGGCTTCACGCTTCCACTCACTATCTCACCACTCACCACTCACCACCTCACCCAAGCAAAGGACCACACATGCTCGACAACTCTGCTCCGGAAACCAAATCCGCCGACGACCTAAACTCCGCCTTCGGCGACTTCATGCGCGCCTTCGAGGCTTTCAAGGACAGCAACGACGAGCGCCTCGCCCAGCTCGAGCGCCGCCTGTCCGCCGACGTCGTCACCACCGACCGCCTCTCCCGCATCGACCGCGCCCTGGACGAGACCAAGCGCGTCGTCGACGATCTCGCGCTGAAGTCCGTGCGCCCCCACCTCGGCGGCCCCGGCGTGCGCTCCGGCGCAGCCCTTCAGCACCGCGCCGCCTTCGACGGCTACATCCGCAAGGGCGAAGCCGCGCATCTGCGCGATCTCGAATCCAAGGCGCTGTCCGTCGGCTCCGATCCCGACGGCGGCTTCCTCGTCCCCGACGAGCTCGAGCGCGCCGTCAACCGCGCCGTCAAGGACGTGTCGCCGATCCGCGCCATCGCCGGCATCCGCCAGGTGTCGGGCTCGGTCTACAAGAAGCCGTTCGCCATCTCCGGGCCCGAGTCGGGCTGGGTGGCCGAGACCGCCGCGCGGCCCGAGACCGACACGCCGACGCTCGCCGAGCTCTCCTTCCCGACCATGGAGCTCTATGCCATGCCGGCCGCCACCTCGGCGCTGCTCGACGACTCGGCCGTCAACATCGACGAATGGATCGCCGAGGAGGTGCGCGACGCCTTCGCCCAGCAGGAAGGCACCGCCTTCGTCACCGGCAACGGCAGCAACAAGCCGAAGGGCTTCCTCGACTACACCAAGGTCGACAACGCCACCTGGAGCTGGGGCAACATCGGCTTCATCAAGACCGGCGCCAACGGCGCCTTTGCCGCGACCAACCCCGGCGACAAGCTGATCGACCTCGTCTACGCCGTGAAGTCCGGCTACCGCGGCAACGGCACCTTCGTCTTCAACCGCGCCACCCAGTCCGCGATCCGCAAGATGAAGGACGGCGAGGGCAACTATCTGTGGCAGCCCGCCGCCAAAGCCGGCGACGCCTCCATGCTGATGGGCTATCCTGTGGCCGAGTCCGAGGACATGCCTGTCATGGCGACCGACAGCTACTCGGTGGCGTTCGGCGACTTCCGCCGCGGCTATCTGATCGTCGACCGCGTCGGCATCCGCGTGCTGCGCGATCCCTACAGCTCCAAGCCCTACGTGCTGTTCTACACCACCAAGCGCGTCGGCGGCGGCGTCCAGGACTTCGACGCCATCAAGCTCCTGAAGTTCGCCGCGTAGAGGGGTGTCAGACCCTGCGGGTCTGACACCAGGGAGTAGGCAGTAGGCAATAGGCAGTAGTTCTGTTGGTGATTGCCGATTGGCTGCGACCCCCACTGCCTACTGCCTACTGCCTCTTTTCGCTCGAGCTCGCGCGTTCCCCCGCCGCGCCACCCCGCTCGAGCGACGGCGAGCGGGACCGCGTCCCCCCGTGCCCCTCCCCACGGCCCGCCGTCCCGCTCGCCCCTTCTCGGGGGTGTCAGACCCTCCGGATCTGACACCCAGGCAGTCGGTAATCGGCAATAGGAGGTCGCAGCCAATCGGCAATCGCCAACAGAACTACTGCCTACTGCCTACTGCCTACTGCCCTTCTTCATCCCTCATCTCGAACTCAACGCGAGCATCAAATGGCCCTCGTCCTCACCAGCGGCCCGGCAAGCGAGCCCGTCACGCTCGCCGAGGCCAAGACCCACCTGCGCGTCGACGGCAGCGCCGAGGACACGCTGATTGCGAGCCTCATCATCACCTCGCGGCTGCACGTCGAGGCGGCGCTGGGTCTGGCCCTCATCACGCAAAGCTGGTCCTACTTCTTGGACGCCTGGCCGGCGGGCCATCAGGTGTCGCTGCCGCTGCGCCCCGTGCAGAGCATCGCCGCCGTCAAGCTTTACGCCGCCGACGAGTCGGTCACCACGCTTGCCCCCGACACCTATCTGCTCGACGGCGCCGCCACGCCCGCCCGCCTCGTGCGCCGCGCCAACCTCACCTGGCCGAAGCCCGGCCGCACGGCCAGTGGCATCGAGATCGCCTTCGTCGCCGGCTACGGCAACAGCGCCGCCTTCGTGCCGGCGCCGATCCGCCAGGCCATCCTGCTGCTGGTGGCGCACTGGCACGAGCACCGCGAGCCGGTGGCGATCGGCGCGGCCAATGCCTCGGTGCCGTCGACGGTGTCCGATCTGCTCCATCCCTACCGCTGGGTGCGCCTATGAACCCTGCCGGCATCGGCGCCCTGCGCGAGCGCCTCACCTTGCAATCGCCGGCCCGCGCCGCCGACGGCGGCGGCGGCGCCATCGTCACCTGGGAGCCGACCGCCGAGCTGTGGGCCGCCGTGCGCCCGATCTCCGGCGACGAGCGCCTGCGCCACGATGCCGTCACCGCCCGCGTCACCCACGAGGTGTGGATCCGCCACCGCGCCGACGTGGTGCCCGCCATGCGCTTCGTCGCCGGCCCCCGCATCCTCGACATCGTCGCCGTGCTCGACCCCGGCCGCCGCGACCGCCTCCAGTGCCTCTGCGAGGAAAGAGGGTGAGATGGTGAGATGGTGAGTGGTCAGTGGTGAAATGGTGCGTTGCCGAGTTGGTCGGCTCGCCATTGAGCCCGTCACGACCTCTCACTACTCACCACTCACGACCCAACCACTGACGACTGACCACTGACCACCCATGAAACTCACCGTCACCATCGAGGGCCTCGCCTCCCTCCCCCGCTTCGACGCCACCCGCCTCACCGCCCGCCTGCAAACCGAGCTCGACCGCGAGCTGCAGGCCACCGCCCGTCCGCTCGACGCAACCGCCCAACGCGCCGCCCTCGACCGCGCGCTCCGCCGCATCTCCCTCTCCCCATGAAAAATGGGGAGAGGGGACTTGAAGGAGGACTCCATGCCATCCGCCAGCTGGTCCCTGCAGCAATCGATCTTCGCCACCCTCGCCGCCGATGCCGCGCTGCTGGCGCTGCTCGGCGCCCCGCGCGTCTACGACGACGTGCCGCCGGGCACCGACTTTCCCTACCTCACCTTCGGGCAGAGCACGGCGCGCGACTGGTCCACCGGCAGCGACGACGGCAACGAGCACATCCTGACGCTGCACGTGTGGTCGCAAGCCAA